GGGCGGGGCGGTACTCCTGTCAAGGTGCCCGTGCTTCCCCTTTGTATGCTCTTGGAGGCTTATGGGCTTCGCCATATCGATATCCTAAGTCTGGATACGGAAGGGACTGAACTGGACGTATGGGAAAGCGGAAAGTTCCGCACACACTTACCATATCCCCGTGTCGTCATCATAGAATGGGAAACAGCGGGCTTGCCTAGCAACGAAGCGATGATTATGTACCACTTTGAGAAGTTACCGTATCGATTGGCCCATCGCAACGTCGGAAACCTGATTTTCGAGCGTACCTATGCTTGATCCACGCAAACCGCCCAAGGTCTACGTTCCCAGCGTCGTTATCAGCAATTTGTGCCGGTGGGTCGTGTCGGAGTGGTGGCGGCGGGACTGGCGGGAGTTCGCGGTCGTACCGGCAACCAGTGAGGCCGGGGCCGTTCTCAAGGCCCGCAATGCCGGCCTACGCCCTAAAGATCGGGCGATGAAAGCCCGCAAGCTAAAGGTGACGAAGCAATGACCGAAGTGCTGATGAAACTCCCGCCGCCTCCGCCACACGTCCGGCGGCATCAGCCCTTAGCCCCGCGCCCAGCGGCAATCTCCTGGCTGAAGGTGCTGCAAGAGTGCGGCTATCCGCGTGAAGTTCTCGTCATTGATTTCGAGAGCTACTTCGATGAGGAATATCATATGGGCCGGGATGCCAAAGCCCTGTCTACGATCGAGTATATCCGTGACTCCCGGTTCGAGGTGGTTAGTTGCTGCTTCACTTGGATTCACCAACCCTTTGAGGATTACGATCAGGCCACCCAGTTCCATGCCGGGGAGGAATCGGTTGCCTCCCACTTGCGGTACATTCAGGGTCGGTGTGGGCAGAACTTAGAGAAATTGACAGTTGTGGCCCAGAACGCCACGTTTGACGCGACGATTCTGAGCCGTAAGTACGGTATCCATCCGCCGCATATCATCGACACCTTGGGTCTAGCCAGGCATCAGAACAGCCGGCAGAAGAATGATCTCGCTACGCTTTGCAAGCAATATGGCCTAAAAGAGAAGGGCGATACCGGCCAGTTCCATGGCGTCACCTTTCGCAACCGATTCAAGAAGCCATCGAAGCGGGGCAAGGGTCCGAAGCTGCCTATACAGGTGCCGAAGATCACTGATGCCCAGCTTCTTGCGCTCAGCGAATACAATCGCAACGACAACATGCGGGAGTGGGAGCTATTCACGATATTGCTGCCACTGCTGTCCAACCCGAAGACCGAACTTCGGCTGATGCAGCATAGTATCGAGCTATTCACCAAGCCCGTGCTGAAGGTGGACTTCGCCTTGGGCAAAGAACTGATCGGCTTGTACGAAGCGGAAATGGAGAAAGCTTTAGCCCCAACCGGGGCTACTCGCGTTAAGATTAGCGGAGACTTGAGTTTTAGCAAGCTGTTAGATACCGCCTTAGAAGCGGCGGGGGACCAACCGCAACGCTACTACAAGGTCGGAAAAAGGGGCTATCTACTAGCCATCGCCAAACCTGATCCTGAACGTCAACTTCTGCTGGATCACCCCGCCGTTTCGGTGCGGAATCTGATGAATGCCCGCATTGCTCTGGATAGCTGGCCGCTGCACATAGGTCGCGTTAAGCGAATCATGGCACAGGCCACGGCGGACTTAGGATTGTTACCAGTATCGTTGAAGTACGCGGGCGCTCATACCGGGCGATGGTCCGGGGGCGAGCAGATCAACTTGCAAAACCTCTCCAGCCGGGGCACCGATTTGGTCAACGCCATCCGGCATTTGCTTATTGCCCCGCCAGATCATACATTGGTTATCGTAGACGCTGCCGCCATCGAAGCCCGCGTGCTGGCTTGGATCGCAGGGCAATGGGACTTAGTGGAGAAATTCAAAAATGGCGAAGAAATCTACTGTGGATTTGCGAGCAAGGTGCTTGGCTATCCTATCCGGAAGCCCCGAAAGCGGGGGGGCATTCCTGCCATTGAATCTCGCATGGCTTGGGCTAGAAACGCCGTTGGAAAGATCGGAATTCTTGGGTGTGGTTATGGAATGGGTGCAGCCAAGACTGAGAGCTACGCAAAGGGAGCAATCGACTTTGCTACCGCCGAAAAGATCGTCCAAGTCTACCGGGAAGAAAACAAAGAGATAGTTGCCTTCTGGAAAACGATCGAGCGTGCCTTCGTCTACACGGTCAAGTACCAGAAGCCGGTAGAGCTGCCGCGCGGCCTGCGGTTCGACAGCTACCAGGAAACAGGGGTGATTATCACCCTGCCCAATGGCCGCGAACTTCACTATCCCGCCGTCAAGGTGCTGCCCAGCGAGCGCGGGCAGACGGTGGAACTTTTCAACGCGATTACCCACTCCTGGGAACATACCTGGGGCGGCTCCCTCACCGAGAACGTCGTGCAGGCCATGAGCCGGGATGTGCTGGCCGAGTGCATCCTGCGGCTGGAAGATCAGGGTTATCACACCGCCCTGCATGTCCACGATGAAGTTGTATTGGTAGTCCCGGATGACAGGGCAGATACGGCTTTGGCCTTGGCGGTTAAGGAAATGGGCATCACACCGATCTGGGCCCCCAACTGCTCGCTAGCGGCAGAAGGCTGGCTAAGCAAACGATACGGGAGCCATTAGTGAATGTGCTAATCGCATGTGAGTTCTCCGGGATCGTGCGCGATGCCTTTATCCGTAGAGGGCAGAACCGCTTAGGGCCAAGTGAAACGCGGGCAAACGATAGAAGCCGCACCTATCCTGGGATTGCCGCGGCAATGGCAGCCCAATGGGGAGAAGTCCTGGATGTCTAACATCACCGTAGCAATCGGAATCGACCCTGGACGAAAGGGGGCGATTGCCGCCATTCACTGTGATACTCGCACCCCTCGCGTGTGGATGATGCCTAACCACGGAGAGGAACGGGGTATCGACGTGTGGGCGGTTGACGCCATCTTCGCTGAGATTCCTGCAATGGGCGCGTGCGTCGGGTTGGAGTGGAATTCCGGTCGGCCCGGTGAAGTCCCGGACTTTGCATACAGGTTTGGCTTGCAGACCGGACAACTTGACGCACTCCTCTGGTCGCGGGGCTTCGATGTCCTGCACTTGGCCTCAAACAAGTGGACCGCCAAGCTAGGATTGCCCGGCAAGAGCCACCACGGGGCATTAGAGCAGCGTGCGGCCCTCTGGGACTCCATCTACCCTCCGTACAAGGGTCTGATCCGTGGGCCGCGTGGCGGCATCCTGGATGGCCCCCTAGACGCTCTGCTGATCGCGGAGTACATCCGCCGGGGGTACGCCACTTTGACGGGGCACAAGGGCGGTCGCCGGCCTCCGATATTCCGAGGTTGCGGCATAGACGATTTGCTTTCCACCTGATCGTGGTGTAGAATGAGTAGGAGACACATGGCGGCCCAAGTAAATCCAACCTGTTTCCACCTGTCGGCGTCAAGCATTGCCTCGTTTAAGGCTTGCCCGACTAGGTTCAGGCTTGCTTATCGAGAAGGTCTTCGACCTGCGACAGATAGTGACAGTCAACGCCAAGGCACAAACTGGCACGCCATGCACGAGACGTATGCGGCGATGTTGCACCACAAGATGCCGGGTGAGACCGAGGATGATGCGGCTAGGTCCGCTCTGGGCCATGTCGTTGCCTTGTTAAATGAGAAGTACGCCCAGATGCCGGCCTCAAAGACGGCCTTGGAATGGGAACTTGAGCGGACTGTGCTGCTGACGAGCTTTATCGGGTATCTTTGGTACTATCAGAATGACGTGGTGGAAGTCCTGGCCAGCGAAGTGTCTTTCAACTTGCCGCTAAACCTCCCTCGGACGGGCCTCCCGCTGCCGATGGATGAGGTTCAGCGGGTCGGTAAGATCGACCATGTTGTACGATGGCGGGGGCGGTGTGCGCCTTGGAACGTAAGAGCACCAGCCGGAGCATTGCCCCGGATTCCGACTATTGGGACAAGGCTAAGAAGGATACGCAGGTTTCGATGTACGTCTTGGCGTTCCGGGACATGATGAAGTCATATGCAGGGGGACGGCTATTCCAGATTGAGGGGCTTCCCAAAACGGCGGTCGATGAATCAGAACGCTACGGCAATACCCTTTATGACGTTTTCCATAAGCCTACGATCAAGCCCACGATGCTGACACAGGCGGCGACGAAAGAGTTCATCAAGACGGGAAACTATCTCGGCCAACAATTTGAGGTTCGCCAGCATCTGCCGACTAGCGAGAATACGCGAGTTGATGTGAACGGTACGCCGGTCGAAGTAGAGCAAGGCAGGAAGGGCTTTGCCATCCGCGAGACGGTGGAAATGTTTGGTGCCCGGCTGCTGACTGATATCTACGAGCGCCCGGAGTTCTACTTCGTTCGTCGGGAGATCAGCCGCACCGACAAGGACATCGCCGACTTCAAGACGCAACTGTTCGCCGTCTATACCGCACAGAAGGCGTTTGCCAAAAGCGGGTGCTGGTTTGAAAATGAACAGCAATGCAGGGCGACCTTTCCTTGCGCCTACATACCGATATGTTACGGTCCTGGCGCTGACGCGGTATGTGATGGGCACACGACGCCACCGAACTTCAAGCGTATATTCGTCGATCTGACCCATGAAGGGCAGGCGATTGATGCCGAGTAGGTCACTACTTTTTCTTGGAGATATCAATGCTGACCACACCTCCCACCAAGCCTTCTACCGGCGGCTTGAAGCCCTCCGCCTTGCCGATGAAGCTGCCGGGGTTAATTACGAAGCCTACCGCCAGCGCACCGCCGGCCCACAAGCCGAAGACGTTCTCCATTGCCCCGTGGTCAGACTCGACCGAAGGCGAGAAGATCATCATCTATGGAAAGACGGGCGACGGAAAGACGACGCTGGCTTCAATGGCCCCCAACTGCGTTTTCATTGGGCTGGACGACGGGGGCCGGAAAATCCCCGACCCGCGAACCGGCCAGCCAGTTAACGCAATCCCCGGCGTCACGTCATTTCAAGACGTGCGGGACGCATTGCATCAAGCGAACCTTTTCAGGGAGAAGACGACGATCGTTATCGACACGCTGACTAAGCTGGAAGTGATTGCCGAATCACACATCTTCCAGCACTACCTCGCCGGGGGGAAGAAGGCAATCAGGATGCGGGATTACGGGTGGGATGGCCCAGCCCACAACCTTGATCTGATCCGCCTTATACTGTCCGACTTAGACCCGCATGTGCGGGCGGGTCGGAGCGTGGTCCTGCTGGCCCAGATGTCACAGGTCACGGTAGCTAACTCCGCCGGCCTGGACTATTTGGAAGACGGGCCGAAGTTGCAGCATAACAAGCAGTACAGCGCCCGCACCGAAGTCTGCGAATGGGCCGATCATGTTCTGAAGATCGGCTATCAGGACTTCACTGTGACGCGGGAGAATGAGAAGCAGAAAGCCGGCAAGGTCGAGAATG